TTGGCCCAGAAGTCAGACATCGAATGGACGGACGCGACGTGGAACCCGGTGACGGGCTGCACCAAGGTCGGTCCCGGTTGTGACAACTGCTACGCCGAGCGGTTCGCAGAGCGCTGGCGTGGGATCCCTAGACACCCCTACGAGCAGGGCTTTGACCTGACACTCTGGCCGTCGAGGCTGAAGCAGCCCGTGCTCTGGAAAAAGCCGCGGATGATCTTCGTGAACTCGATGAGCGACCTCTTCCACAAGGACATCGACCGTACATTCATCGACGCGGTGTTTGACGCCATGGAGCAGGCGGACTGGCACGTCTACCAGGTGCTGACCAAGCGCAGCTCGCTCATGCGCAACTACGTTCGGAAGCGGTATGATGGAGGGCCGATCCCTCGGCACATCTGGCTCGGCGTTTCTGTCGAGGACGCCGCGCACGCGAGCCGGATCGAGCACCTGAAGCAGATCAATTCCGACGCGCGCTTCATCTCGTTCGAGCCGCTGCTCGGACCGGTCGGGGATTTCGATCTGCAGGGCGTCGCTTGGGCCATCGTCGGGGGGGAGAGCGGCCCCAGGGCTCGGCCCATGGACGAAAGCTGGGTCCGCCAGATCCGGGACATGTGCGGACGTGACGACGTCGCGTTCTTCTTCAAGCAGTGGGGCGGTGCAAGACCGAAATCCGGCGGGCGCCTTCTCGACGGTGAAGAGTGGAATGGTTTTCCCTGGCAGATCGTTCCCGAACCTATCATTCGCGCCCTGCAGCCCGAGGATGCCTGATGCCGCCCAGGATAGAAAACTATCACGGGCGCGAGCAGTCCTTCATCAAGCATCTGTTTCTCAACAAGTATCTCGAGTCCGCAGCCTACAAGCTGTTCCAAGGCAGATCGCCGGTCTTCAACTTCGTGGACGCCTTCGCGGGCCCTTGGCGGGTATCTGACACTAACAGGTATTCCGACGCCTCGTTTTCTCAGGCCATCGAAACATTGGAAACGGTTCGGCGATCTTTGCTCGATATGGGACGTCCCGGCCTCCAGGTCCGTTTTCGGTTCTGCGAACGGAACCCTGTATCCGTCGCGAAATTGCGGGAGTTCGCAGCCCAGAAGCCGGAGTTCGACATTCAGGTGTTCTCAGGCCAGTTCGAAGACAACCTCGACGGCATACGCACTGCCTGCCGGGACGGCTTCACCTTCACATTCATCGATCCAACCGGCTGGAATGTTGAATCCGCCAAGGTTTTTGAGTTCCTGCGGAGCCTGAACGGCGAATTCCTTTTCAACTTCATGGCTGAAGAGGTGAACAGGCACGCTGGCTGGGATGGAGTTGCGGCATCCGTCGGTCGGTTCCTGGCGGATCCTGCTTGGAAGGATGCATTCGAGGCGATGCCGGAGGGCTCGAACGAGACCAAGATCCTGCAGCTCCTGAAGGCCAAGATGAAGGAGGCCCGGGTCGCCACCTACCTGACCGATATGGCTATCCGAAAGCCGCGTGAGGATCGCATCAAGATGCGGCTCATACTTGGCACTCATAGTGGGATCGGCGTCGAGGTTTTCCGGACCGTTCAGGAAAAGGTGGAGAAGGAAGCTGTCCGCACGCGCCACGCCATCCAGACCGAGGAAAGCAGGCAGTCGCAGCTGTTTCCAGAGGACCAGATCATCGCGTTCGAGACAGATCGCGACGGGGTCGGATGCTCTGCTCATGTCGGTTGGGCGACCGAACTCCTGTTGCAGACGGTTTCAAAGAGACCGGGGATCGCGTTCGGGCCACTTGCCAGTGAGGTGATGGAGTTAGTGCCGGTGCGGACCACACACCTCAACAAGATCGCGACGGCTAACCGAAAAGCCGGCTTGCTGCGTTTCGACCTCCCAAATGGCAAACGGACGCCGAGCCCAGATACACGAATCTGGGCTGGAACGGCGTCGGATAAATAGGCCGGTCGATTCTCACGCCGCCTGATGCTGCCTGCCAAATGTCTCGTGCAGCATGGCTGGGATCAGGGCCTCGACATCCTGCGCAGTGCTAACGCGGATGGTGCGGGCTTCGCGAGCCTTCGCATGCAGACGGTCGAACCATTGCTGGCGGTCGATCGGTGGCGTCGGAACTGAGATTGCCTCCAGCGCTCCTTGCCCCAGAGTGCGGTTCCTGTCGGCACTTCCGGGTGATGCGGATTGCACCTTGCCGAGACCTTCAGAGGTCTGGAGGTAGAACCAGATGAACTCGGCTGTCGCGAGCCCCTGAGTGGGAACGCATGTCAGGTAGCGGTGCGAGCCGACCCGCCCATGGTCATCGCGGCCAGCCACCGCGAACGCCCCCTCCCAAGCCTTGATGTTGCTGAATACGAGGTCGCCTTGCTGAACAAGGAAGAGTTTTTGCCAGCTCAGTTCCGCGCCCAGCAGATCGGGTTTGTGAAAAGTACCGCGGCCGAACGAACGGACGCCGAGCTCGGGATAGCTCGCGTCAAGATCGATCTCGACCGGCCTGCGCACCAGCGGCGCAACCTCGGCCATGGGGCGCAGGGGGGCGCCGTCGATCGCGCGCTGGAAGGCTTTCAGCAGCAGTGCCTGCGTTTCCTGCTCGGCCGCCTCGATGGCGTTGCGGCGTGCGTCCACCAGCGCCGCGACCCGGTCGAGCTTTACGACGATGCGACGCTGTTCGTCGAGGGACGGAAGCGGGACCATCATTCTCAGGAACTTGTCTTCCTTCATGCGCACCCGGTTCGTTGATCCTTCGCTTGCCCGACGGCACAGGTCGATGAACTCGGGAGTGCGTGAGTACCACTCGAAGTAGTGCGGCAGTACTTTTGAGGCGTCGATGTCGAAGCAAGGGAAATCGTTGCTGACCAAGGCGCCGTCCAATTCCTCGGGAACGATCCCGTAGGCGCCGTGGCGAGCATCGATCCGCGAGAGCAGAAATTGGCCGGCCTTGGCACAGTACTGTCGCGCAGCGGCTATTGCGCTGCCCGGAACTTCACCGCGAAGCGTCAGGCCCTTTCCCCAGAGTCGCGCCGTGATCTGCTTGTACTGACCGTCAGGTTCGACATTTACCCAGCTTTCGGACTTGGTGAGGAAGTCGGAGATGGCAATCGATCCCCACATCACACGCGCTCCGCCAGCACGGCCTTGATCTCGTCCATGATGCCAATGATCCGCTGTTCCTGTGCGATGATCGCGTCCACGATCTCGGCCGGCGCACGGTGATCGACGACCTCGCCGGAATGCGGGTTCTTGATGTCCAGGTTGCAGGCGACAACACGATCCTGATCGTCGCGCTGGATCAGCTCACCGGCAGAGACCTTCCAGGCGCGCTCGTTCGGCTCGCGCTTCCTCCACCAGGCGAGGCAGTCCGCAAACTCCTCGTAGGCCATGGGCGCGGTCTTCGAGTACTTCTTGCGGCCCTCAGGCAGCGGCATCTCGTAGTACCAGATATCCTTCGTCGGTCCGGTCGTGTCGAAGAAGATCAGGTTCGCCGGGATGTCCGTGTAGGGCGCGAACACCCCTTCACGCAACCGGACCACTGTGTGCAGGTTGAATTTCTCGAGCAGGTCCGCCTTGATCCGCGCCGAGATGCCATCGCCGAACAGCGTGCCGTGCGGAACGACGACTGCGGCCCGCCCGCGCCCAGCGCGCTTCAGCCGCCGCATGATCAGTTGCAGGAACAGCAGTGCCGTCTCGGCCGTGCGCCGGTCCTCGGGAAAGTTGTTGAGGATGCCTGTCTCCTCCTCGCCGCCGAACGGCGGATTGGTCAGGATGACATTGACCCGCTGATCCTCGCCGATCTCCGCCAGGCGGAAGCGAAGGGCGTTGCCGGGGTCGATGCGCGGGGCATGCAGGCCGTGCAGCAGAAGGTTGAGCTGGGACAGAAGGAACGGCAGCGACTTGGCCTCGCCGCCGAAGAAGCTGTCCTCCTGCAGGATACGCCGCTTCTCGACTGTATCGGCCTGGCGCTCGAGATGCTGGAAGGCCTCGGTCAGAAATCCCCCGGTTCCGCATGCCGGGTCGAGGATGGTCTCGCCCAGCTTCGGGTCGGTCACTTCGACCATAAACCGCACGACAGGCCGAGGCGTGTAGAACTCGCCCGAGTCTCCTGCAGCGTCGCGCATCTCTCGCAGCAGCGTCTCGTAGAGGCGGCCGAGGGTATGGACTTCCTCCGACGAGTCGAAATGGATGCCGTCGATCAGGTTGACCACGTCGCGCAGCAGATAGCCGCTTTCCATGCGGTTGGCGAAGCCCTGGAAGACCGTGGCGATCACGTCGCGCCGCTCGCGCCGGCCATTGTCGCCGCGCAGGGCGCGGAGATAGGCGAAGAGCCCCGGGCCGCGCGTGTCGTCCGGGCGCTCGGTCATTTCGGAAACGAGAAACGACAGGAGGTCGGGGCCGGTGATGCCATCCGCATCTGCCGCCCAGTCGCGCCAACGATAAGGGGCTTCGATAATCGGGCGATAGTCCTTGCCTGCGAGCTCCGCGCGTCCTTCCTCGATCCGTTCCATGTCGTCGAGGAACTTCAGGAACATGATCCAGGTCAGCATCGGCAACCGATCGAGGTCGCCGTTCAGCCCCTTGTCCTTTCGCATGATCTTGCGGGCGGACTTGATGATGCTGTCGAGACGCTGGGCAGTGGTCAGTTGCTTCGGCGCAGCCTTCTTACGGGCGGTTCTGGCCAAGTTGGATCTCCTTCAATTCAAGCGGTGTAGAGCAAACGCTGCAGCTCGGTGACGGCGCTGCGCAGCTCCTTGCCCCCGCCGAAGCGGGCGGCGATTTCGATGACGTTGCCCCACTCGTTGAACGGGGGCACTTCCAGGATGTCCGGAAGCTTGAACTGGGCACTGCCATGTTCGGCATACTTTTCAAGCACGGCATCCAAGACCTCGCGGGCATCCGACCCGAAGCGGTCCAGAAACTCGTCCTGCTCTCTCAGCAGACGGTCAGCACGCTCGCGCCGGGTTCGCAGCGGCGCGTTATATGCCAGATGGCAAAGGAGATCGAACGGATCGGCCTCCGGCTTTCCGACTGCATCAGCCAGGGAATCGAGGTCGATGCCCTTCTCCTCGAGCCGCTCGACGATCTCCGCCCGGCGTTCGGGGTCAAGCCAGTCCGTGCGCAGTTCCGACGCATTGGGATAGAGCGTGCGAACTTTGTCGCCGGTGTAATCGGTAAGCTGGCGGCAGGCGAGCTGCCGCCCGTCAGAATCGAGTTCGTAGACGAGGTGCCGGACGATCGAGACCTCGCCGCCATCAACATAGAACTTGCGGGGCCCGTTCTCGCCCTCGTCCCCCAGATCGACGGGTCCATCCGGCATATCGGGCCCTTCTGGAAAATCGTCGGGATCCAGTGCCACTTCTTCGATCTCGCGCTCTTCCACGATGTCGCCGTCTGAATTGATGACCGCTTCGTCCTCGCGGACGGGATCGCCGTCAAAGGCGGGATCGGCGAACATGCGCGTCGCGGTCCCGGTGTAGTCGATGATGTTGAAGGCGAGCTTGCCGTAGTCGGGCCTGAGACGGGTGCCTCGCCCGATGATCTGCTTGAACTCGGGCATGGAGCCCACGACCCGCGCGAGCACCACGTTCTTGCAGGTCGGGGCGTCCACGCCGGTCGTGAGTAGCTGCGACGTGGTGAGGATGACCGGCGTCTGGGTCTCGACATCCTGAAACTTCGCCCTGTGCGCGCTTCCTACATCGCCTTCGTCGGACGTCACGCGGCAAACGTAGTCGGGATGGTCCTTCACGAGATCGGTGTTCAGGGCGGCGAGCGCCTGCCGCATCTCGAGCGCGTGTTCCTGGTCGACGCAGAAGACGATGGTCTTGGCGAAGCGGTCGGTCTCGGCCATGAAGCCCGCGAGATGTCTCGCAATGGCCTGCGTTCGTGCACGCAGCGCCACGACCCGCTCGAAGTCCCGCGTGGAGTATTCGGCGTCGGGGATTTCGCGCCCATAACGATCAAGTTCACCCCGCGTCGGTCGCCATCCGGCGGCGTCGTAGTCCGAGATGACGCGGTGGACGCGATACGGGGCCAGGAAGCCGTCAGCGATGCCCTGCGCGAGGCTGTACTCATAGAGCGGATCGCCGAAATAGTTGTAAGTGTCGACGTTATCCTCTCGCCGCGGCGTCGCTGTCATCCCGATCTGGGTCGCATGCTCGAACCACTCGAGGATTTCTCGCCAGTTGCTGTCGTCCCGGGCGCTGCCACGATGGCATTCGTCAATGATGATGAGATCGAAGAAGTCGCGCGCATACTCTCGGTAGAGGCCGGGACGGTTCTCGTCACGCGCGATGGACTGGTAGATCGCGAAATACATGTCGCGGCTCTTGACCGCCACGCCGCCAGCTATCTTGTGACGGGCGTCGCCAAACGGGCTGAAATCCTTTGCCATCGGATCGTCGACCAGGACGTTGCGATCAGCGAGAAACAGGATCTTCGGGTTCCGGTTCACCCCTTTGGAATTCCAGCGTGCCGACCACAGCTTCCAGCAGATCTGGAAGGCGACGGCAGTCTTGCCCGCTCCGGTGCACAGTGTGAGCAATGCCCGCTTCCTGCCCTGAAGCGCCGCCTGTACGGCGCGGTTCACGGCGATCTCCTGATAGTAGCGAAGCGGTTTGGCTCGATCTGGAAAGGTGGGCGTCAGCAGCCGTTCGGCCACCTGGTCGTCGACAATGCCCTCGGCACGGCGGAGCCGAGCCCAGAGGTCATCAGGCGCTGGGAAATCAGCAATAGTTCGCTCGATGCCGGTCGTGTAGTCGAACTCGACGATCTCGATCCCGTTGGTCGAATACGCGAATTGAAGACCAAGTATTTCGGCATATTCCTTGGCTTGTTGGAGCCCCTCCGCGGCGTGCCGGTAGCGGGATTTGGCCTCAACGACGGCGATCGGGAAATCCGGATTATATCGGAGAAGATAGTCTGAACGCTTCTGTTTTCCGCGGCGAGCCTTGCCACCGACAAACACGACCCGGCCGTCGGTGAAAGTCCTCTGCTCGTTTATCGCGTGCGGGCGATCATCCCAGCCTGCTTCCTGCAGTTTCGGGACGACGAACTTTCTGCAGGTATCGGCTTCGTTCATGCGCAATCTACTTCGCCCGGTTTCGACATGCCATCGCGCAGCAAACGGCTTGTCAAAGAACTCGGCTCAGATCAACGCGCAATTCTTTGGTTGGGCAGCTCTTTCGCCTGACAACGGCTCGGAGAAGCTACAGCGTGGCCGACTGATGCCGCAAGCCTTATTCCGTCCCTGGCAGCAAGGACTCGCGCTGCCTCGACCAGTCATCAGGGATCTGCACTCTCAGCGACTGAAGCGTCAGGCCCGGTGGATGCCGTGCGTCGAGTATCGCCTCGACGAGATCGGGTGCAAGCTGCGTCAGCCGAAGCACGCGCGTGAGGTAGGAGACAGCGATGCCTTCCTGTGCGGCGAGGTCGGCTACCGTGGCAAAGTCACCGTTGTCGAGCATGCTTTTCCAGCGGAACGCGCGCGCAAGCGCCTTGATGAGCGTATCGTCCGGCCTCCCGCGCGCTTGGGTGTCTGAGGGTCGCTGCATCTCCTTGCGCCCGCCGCGCTTCACGATGCGGAATGGCACGTGGATTGTCACTGTCTCGGGGACCGCCGTCGCGCGGGTCATGCCGCTGCTCCGATGCTGCCAGATAGCATCTCGCGCGCGAGCCCTCCGAGGCCGTCCATCCGGAGCCGGACGTTTAACCCGCCTGTGCCGATGTCGGCACGCTCGACCAGCAATGTCACGATGCGTGCCTGCTCGGCAGGGAAGAGTTCGTCCCACAGCGGGTCGAGCTGCTGCAATGCCGCGCGGGCGTCGGCCTCGGAGACGCCGTCGGCGTGGGCACGCGCCGCCTTCCAAGTCCCCGCAACAATCTCTGGCTGTCGGAACACGACACGGAGTTGGTCGATGACCGCGGCCTCGATCTCCCCCGCCGGCACGCGACCGACCGGGCATGATCCGGCCCCGTGCTTCAGGACGGTCTGGCTGACGTAGTAGCGGTAAAGCCTGTCGCCCTTGCGGGTGTGCGTTGGCGAGAAGGCCGCGCCATCGGGCCCGAACAGCAGCCCCTTCAGCAGCGCGGGTGTGTCGGCGCGGGTGCGGGCTGCTCGCTTGCGGGGGCTTTCGTGCAGAATGGCGTGGACGCGGTCCCACGTCTCGCGGTCGATGATGGCGTCATGCTCGCCGGGATAGCTCTCGCCCTTGTGCACCGCCTCGCCGATGTAGGCGCGGTTGCTGAGCATGCGGTAGATGTACTTCTTGTCGATCCGGTTGCCGCACGGCGTCCGGATGCCGAGAGTGCCGACCTCCCGCGCAAGCTCCGTGGCGGAGCCGATCTCGACGAACCGGGCGAAGATCCAGCGGACGTGGTCGGCGCGCTCGTCGTCGATGACCAGCTTGCGGTTCTCGACGCGATAGCCGTAGGGCGGCACCCCGCCCATCCACAAGCCTTTCTTGCGGCTGGCGGCGACCTTGTCGCGGATCCGCTCGGCCGTCACCTCGCGTTCGAACTGGGCGAACGAGAGCAGGATGTTCAGCGTCAGCCGCCCCATGGAAGTGGTGGTGTTGAACGACTGTGTGACCGAGACGAACGTCACGTTGTTCCGGTCGAACACCTCGACCAGCTTGGCGAAGTCGGCGAGCGAGCGCGACAGGCGGTCGATCTTGTAGACGACCACCACGTCGATCAGCCCGTCCTCGATGTCCTCCAGCAGCCGCCGCAGACCGGGCCGCTCCAGCGTGCCGCCCGAAATGCCGCCGTCGTCATACTGGTCGCGGACCAGAACCCAGCCCTCGGAGCGTTGGCTGGCGATGTAGGCCTCGCAGGCCTCACGCTGGGCATGCAGCGAGTTGAACTCCTGCTCCAGCCCTTCCTCCGAGGATTTGCGGGTGTAGACCGCGCAGCGCAGCTTGCGGACGACCTTGGTTTTTTCGGGCGGCTTTGTCATGTCCGCCCCCTGTGGTTCTTGAGCCCGAAGAAGACCCAGCCGTTCCAGCGCGTGCCGGTGATCGCGCGCGCGATGGCGGACAGCGACTTGTAGGGCCGCCCCTGCCACTCAAAGCCGTCCGCGGTGACTGTGACGATCTGTTCGACGCCCTGCCATTCGCGCAGCAGCCGGGTGCCGGTGATCGGGCGGTCGCGGTCGAGGCGCATTCCGCGCTTCTTTTTGTCCCCGCCGTCCAGTTCCTCGCCGAGCCGTTCCAACCGCCGGATCGTCTCCGGTTTCAGCCCGCCATAGGCGAGTTCCTGGATGCGATAGGCGATGCGGCTTTCGAGATAGCGGCGGTTGAACGGCGGCGGCTCGCTGTCGAACAGGTCGCGCCACTGATTCTTCAGGTCGGGCGTCGACGTGGTCTTCAGCGCGGCCAGGCGCGCGGGGATGGGATCGAGCTTGTTCATGCATTTCTCCGGTGAGTTGGAGTTGCATGACGGCATTGGTCGGGCGGATAGTGTAGGCAACGTTCTCCAGTATCGTCAGATACTTCGTCCGTCTTTCGCATCCGCAACCGAGCCAGCCCGAGCGCCAGCAGGCCGCACAGCTCAGTGCGGCGCTCTGCGGGCGTCATCTGGTCGGGCGGCAGCGGATTCGGGCGCTTCATGTTTCGGTAGCCGTGATCGGTGGTACTTACCGATCAAAAGCCACCCCACTGGCCGTAACGGGACATCACTCGTTACAGGATTCAGGGTTGCGAACAGGTAGAGAACATCGGGACTTGCCGATCACCGATTTGTCCGCGACAATCGCGAGTTGAAGCAGTCGAGAGCAGTAGTTCATTGAGGTAAGTTCATGCCGCGCAAAGCAACTCCGATCGGTCCCCATCTCCTGGAGCAGATCGAGGACGCGCGCGTGGTTCTCGCCTCTGTGGACGTAACTTTCCGGCGAAATGGCGACGTCGCCCTCGGTCTCCAGAGGCGACATCGCGGTATCAAGCTCCGAGCACGGCGCCACGATCGCCATCAGTAGCGCAAGTCAAAATTCTCGGAGACTTCAATGGTACGCGTCCCGGCTAAAACCTGCCCCAATCTTTCTCGGCTTTTCGATGATGCAGAGCCCGAATTGCTGTCCGGATTTCTCAACAGCAAGGCTTTCGAGAGGTTGGCCTGGCTTGCGACCTACAAGTTCGACCCCGACGATCCGGACGGTCCGACAGCAGCGAGGAATATGCTGCCGAAGGAAAAGAAAGACCGGCTGGGCCCGCTCGAAGCGGAAGCAGCCCGGATCGTCACAATTGCGAGCGACCGCGGCGAATATGTCCTCCAAGGTCTCGCCACGACTACGCTTGAACCGGACCGCGCCAAGGAACTTCTGAACCGGCGGGACAAGCTCGCGCGAAGCCTGTGGGCTTACGCCAACGAACACGGCTTATTTGAAGCGGCGGAGAACAGCCTGCACCTGCGTCTCTACCGGCGCTACGACAAGCACTACCAGACCTTCATGGCCGAGCCTTCGGTCGACGGGGGCCCCGACGCCGGCAGTGCATTGCTCGACGAGCTTCTGGTCGACCTCAACAAGCGTCTCGATCGCGGCGACGGCTACAGCATCGACAAGTTCGACATTCCCGAGGACGGAGATGAACCGGCGGCGGAGATGTACCTGCTGTTCCATCCCGATCCCCCCACGAGCGTTCGGGAGATCGATGACGATGGCAATCGGTCGAGCATCTATTTTCGGCCGCCCGGAGAGGCGATGATCGTCTACACGCCATCGACCGGGCGGGTCCATGTCCGTGCCGGCAACCGAAAGCTCAGGCACACAGTCGCCGAACGCTTCATCGAGACTGCTCTCGAGCAGACCTACTCCAACCAGCCCGTCGATTTTCAGGCGTACGACATTTCGCAGTTCCTGCAGGGGCTCGATCTTGAACCGCCGGAACTCGACGACGTGGTGATCGACCGCGCGCAGGTGATCCGGGCCGACATCAGCATCGGCAATCTCGCCAACCGCCTCTCGCTTTCCACCACAATCGACCAGGACATCTCGGAGATCATCGACAGCCAGCCGGGCCTTCCGAGGATTTTCGAGCGGGCCCTCGCAATCCGTTTCGTCGAGATTGCGGTCCGGTATTTCCGCGCGGGACGAGATGAGGCGCAGACCCTCAACTTCACGCTCACCGACCGCAACACGAGCAGCCTTCTCAGCATCGACGACCCGTTCGAGCGCATTCTGGGGCATCGCTTGCTCAGACACTGGAACATCCTCCGTGATGGTCGCGCACCGGGCGATGAGGAGAGCATGGCGGTCATGCCCGCCTTGCTGGCCATCTGGGACATCGGAGCTGACAGGGTTACCGGCGCATGGCTCCAAGCTCGCGGTGTCGATCCCGGCCTCCTGACCGATCTGGGCTTCCTCGTGCCGGCCGGCTGGGAAGGGGACGATCTGATCGACGATGAAGACGAGGTCGGTCCGGTCGCGGCCGAAGTGGTCGTTCGGGTCGACAAGGGAGATGCGGAGGAAGGCGACCGAAAGGTGGCCGACCTCAAGGTCACCGAGGCACAGGCGACGTCTGCGGGCGACCCCGATCGCTACAGGATATATCGGGTGCGCGACGGCTGGGTCGCGCAACACCTGAAGGCACGTCTCGAACAAGTGCTGGATGCGCCTGCAATCGAGAAGCTGACCGATTATCTCCTCTACCTTGGAACGCTCAGTGTCGATGGCGGCGATGTTCCGATCTACCTTGCGCGTGGTCTCGACCGGGAGAGGGTCCGGTCGGCCGTCGATACGGAACTTCGGGCGCGCCACAACCTCGGCATTGGACTGGTCCTTCAGGCCGGCAAGGCTTCCGGGCCGTGTTTGGCGGCAAACGTCCTGGCGCCGCTTGCCGATCAGATCGACGATAACCAGTCCGAAATCGCGTTGGTCGCAGACAAGCTCCGGTCCGTGTTTCGGCGACATCGGATATTGGCCCGTGGAGGCATGACGGTCGGACTCACCCGTAGCGGCGATGAGATCGCGACCCTCTTCGTGCCAGGGAAAGGCACCATCGACATCAAGGGCGAAAACCGCATCCAGGTCATTCAGCGGCTGGTCGATGCCCACAACAATGGCCCGATGCCAGTGGCGACCAAGGATCTTGTCAAAGGAATCGCAGAAGACCAGTCCCTGTCGAACATCTTCAAGCAGCCGCTGTGGGACAAGCTGAAGGCCAACTTTCTGAGAAGTCTCGGCGCCAAAGGGCCTTGGGAGATCGCTATCTGACAGCTGGCTCCGATCCGGCTCCGATTGGGGGGTCTGACGGGCTCCGATTCTTCAGGCCAATGGGAGTGCTCCATCGATCAGAGGAGCACTTCCATGCCGACTCCCTTCCCCCCGCGCCAGGCAGCCCCGACGAGCTGGTCCGGCGCCGCGACGACCAAGCCCACCACCTCGAACTCGGAATGGCGCTGCACGCGCTGTGACAAGCTGCTCGGCGTCTGCCGGGACGGCCGCATGCACCTGCGCTTCGCGCGGGGGCACGAGTATCTCGTGGGCTTCCCGGTGCAGGCCACCTGTCGGGGCTGCGGCACGCTGAACAACGCGACCGCACCCGCGCGCTGACGCGCGCATTCACCCACCCCCCTGAAATCGCAGAGACGCGCGACGTCCTGACCTGGCCACGAGAAGGCGCCGGACGCCTGGCCGCAAGGCAGGCGTCCGATGTCCTTCGCGTGGCACGAGATCCGTGATCACCTCATGCATTCATCCTCCAACCTTCACTTCCAGCGCAGTTTCGACGCCGTCCGGCGTGCGCAGGCGGCCCTCGCGCCGTTCCGCGATCCGGCGGCCCTGCTGGACGGGCTGCACCGCACGCCCGGCGATCCGGCCCGGAAGAACATGATCCTCTCTGCGCTGGTCAGGGCGGCGCACGGCGACGGGCCCGCGTCCGACTGCGCCCTGACGCTGCTGTTGCTGGCGCTCTGGCCCGGCCTCGACGCCATCCGTCGCCGGTCGCTCTGGCGCAGGCTCGGCACCGCCGACGAGGTCGCATCAGACGTACTGGCGCGCACCACGGAGGCGGTCCGCGGCCTCGACCTCGGGCGCGTCAACTGGATCGCGGCCACGGTGCTGCGGAATGTCGAGCGCGACATGATCCGCGTGCGCCAGCGCGACCAGGCGCGCGAACATCTCGCCAGCAGCGCCGAACCTGACGAGGTGGCAGACAGCGGCGACAGCGGGATCGGCGCGGCCGGGTACACACGGCTGAACGGCGCCGTGCGGAAGCTGCTCGGCGACGACGCCCTGCTGGTGATCCGCGTCGCGATCGAGGGCTTCTCCCAGGCCGAGGTCGCCGTCGAGCTGGGCCTGACCGAGGCCGCCGCCCGCAAGCGCTACCAGCGCGCGATGCGCCGGCTGCACGACGCCCTCGAGGAAATCCCCTGAACCGATGTCCCGATCCGGTCCCGCCGGTGGCTTTTCCAAGTCGAGCGCCCCGAGCGCCTTTCCTCCAACCGAAAGCAGACACGCATGAACCGCACTGCCGATCTGTCGCTCGAGGATTTCAGGCGTCTTCCGGGGCTCTATCGCCGCTGGGAGCTGACCGAGGTCTGCGAGCCCAACCGCAACTATCAGATCGAGGACGCCGGCGCCCATGCCGACGGGACGCCGCTCTTGGCGATCTACGTCGCCGAGCCCGCGCCCGACGTCCGGGAGGCCGCGTGATGCGACTCCTCGATCACCTCATCTCACGGAGAAAAGCCATGCCGGACCAGCCGGACGACATCACCCGTCTTCGCGCCGCGAGCTACGCCCTCGAAGAACTCCCCGAAACCATCGCCTTCCCGCAGCGCACCGGTGACGAGCCGCGCGAGCCGCTGCCGGTCGTCGAGGCGACCGTCGACGAGATCGCCTTCGCGATCGTGGAGGCGGAAAGCGAGAGCACGGCCGCCTATCGCCGCGCCGATGCGCTGAAGCGGCTCTACAAGCTCGCCCGCGAGGCCGGGTGCATCGGCGCCGACCGCGCCGCCACGGCGGTGATGAAGAAGGAGGGCCAGTGATGGCCCTTCCCATCATCGGCGCCGACGAGCGGCTCGCGCAGCGCAAGGGGATCAAGGGCGTCATCTTTGGCCGGTCCGGCATCGGCAAGACCAGCCTGCTCTGGACGCTGAACGCCTCGACCACGCTCTTCCTCGACCTCGAGGCTGGCGACCTGGCGGTCGAGGGGCTGGAGATCGACACGCTCCGACCCCGCACCTGGAAGGAATGCCGGGACTTCGCGGTGTTCATCGGCGGGCCAAACCCGGCGCTGCGCGAGGACCAGCCTTACAGCCAGGCGCATTTCGACGAGGTCTGCGGCCGCTACGGCGATCCCACGGTGATCGGGAAGTACGAGACCGTCTTCATCGACTCGATCACCGTGGCCGGGCGGCTCTGCTTCCAGTGGTGCCGCGGCCAACCCGAGGCGTTCTCCGAGAAGACCGGCAAGCCCGACATCCGCGGCGCCTACGGGCTGCATGGCCGCGAGATGATCGGCTGGCTGACCCATCTGCAGCACACGCGCGGAAAGCATGTCTGGTTCGTCGGCATCCTCGACGAGCGGCTCGATGACTTCAACCGCAAGGTCTTCCAGCCGCAGATCGACGGCTCGAAGACCGGGCTCGAGCTGCCGGGCATCGTCGATCAGGTCATCACCATGGCCGACATCGCCGATGCCAACGGCCCGACGCAGCGCGCCTTCGTCTGCCAGACGCTGAACCCCTGGGGCTATCCGGCCAAGGACCGCTCGGGCCGCCTCGACAGGGTCGAGGCCCCGCATCTGGGCCGCCTGATGGAGAAGATCCAGCGTCCCGCGGCGCCGGTCTCCGAACGCCTGACATGGCCGCCGGTGACCCCGGCCGATCCCGCGCCCGCGCAGGAGCCCGGCCATGGCTGAGCGCATCTCGCGACGCCCGGTGTCCCGATCCGGTCGCCGGGGTGGCTTTTCCCCTCTGACGCCACTGCGCGTCCCATCCTCCAACTGAAAGGAGCCGCGCAATGTCCGGACCCTGGAACGACTTCAACTCCGCCCAATCCAACACCAACGTCATCCCGAAGGGCACGCTCGCCAAGGTGCGTCTGACGCTCCGCCCCGGCGGCTTCGACGACCCCTCGCAGGGCTGGACCGGTGGCTGGGCGCGCCGCGCCGCCACGGGCGCCGTCTATCTCGACGCCGAATACACGGTGCTCGAGGGGCCCTATGCCCGGCGCAAGATCTGGTCGCTAATCGGCCTCTACAGCCCGAAGGGCCCGGACTGGGCGAACATGGGGCGCGGCCTGATCCGCGGCATCCTCAACTCGGCGCGCGGCGTGTCGGACAAGGACAACTCGCCCGAGGCGCAGGCCCGCCGCCGCATCAACGGGTTCGGCGATCTCGATGGGGTCGAATTCGTCGCCCGCATCGACATCGGCACAGACACCAACGGCGAGGACAAGAACGAAATCCGCGCCGCCGTCACCCCCGATCATCGCGACTACGCCGCACTGATGGGCGCGGTCGCGCCGCAATTCACCGCCGCCCCGGCGCAGGGCCACGCCCCGCAGCAGCCCCACACGACCACTCAGCCCAGCCCGCCCGCGTCCGCCCCCGGCGCCGCCGGTCGGCCGAGCTGGGCGCAGTAAGGGGGGATCGGCCATGCGCCTGCGCCCCCGCCAGAAGACCTTCGTCGAGCGCAGCGTGGCTGCGCTCGCTTCCCGAGGCAACACGCTGGGTGTGGCGCCCACCGGCGCGGGCAAGACCATCATGCTCTCGGCGGTCACCGGCGAGATGATCGGCGACGGCGCCAAGGCCTGCGTGCTGGCCCATCGTGATGAACTGACCGCGCAGAACCGCGCCAAGTTTCAGCGCGTGGTGTCGGGCGTCGCCACCTCGGTCATCGACGCCACCGAGAAGTCCTGGGGCGGCCAGGTCGCCTTCGCCATGGTGCCGACGCTGGCGCGCGCCTCGAACCTCGCCGACATGCCACGCCTCGACCTGCTGGTTGTCGACGAGGCGCACCATGCGGTGGCAGACAGCTATCGCCGGATCATCGACCGGGTGCGCGAAGCCAATCCCGACGCCCGCATCTTCGGGGTCACGGCGACGCCGAACCGGGGCGACAAGAAGGGCCTGCGCGAGGTTTTCGACAATGTCGCCGATCAGGTCCGTCTGGGCGAACTGATCGCCTCGGGCCACCTGGTACCGCCCCGCACCTTCGTCATCGACGTGGGCGTGCAGGACGAGTTGCGCTCGGTCCGCAAGACCATGTCGGATTTCGACATGGCGGAGGTGGCGGGCATCATGGACCGCGCGCCCGTCACCGACGAGGTGATCCGCCACTGGAAGGAGAAGGCGGGCGACCGGCAGACCGTCGTGTTCTGCTCCACCGTCGCGCATGCCGAGCATGTCACCGAGGCGTTCAGGGCGGCGGGTGTTTCCGCCGCGCTGATCCATGGCGATCTGGCGGTCGAGACCCGCAAGGCGATCCTCGCCGACTACGCGGCGGGCGACATCCGCGTCGTCGTCAACGTGGCGGTGCTGACCGAGGGCTGGGACCACCCGCCCACATCCTGCGTCGTGCTGCTGCGGCCCAGCTCCTACAAGTCCACCATGATCCAGATGGTCGGGCGCGGGCTGCGCACCGTCGATCCCGAGGAACACCCCGGCATCGTCAAGACCGACTGCATCGTGCTGGATTTCGGGACGTCGAGCCTGATCCACGGCACGCTGGAACAGGATGTCGATCTCGACGGCAAGACCGAGACCGGCGAGGCGCCGACCAAGACCTGTCCGGCCTGCGAGGCAGAGATCCCGCTGGCCGCCACCGAATGCCCGCTCTGCGGCGAGGCATTTCCGCGCGAGGAGCTGGATGCAGGCGAAGGTGGGGCCGCCGCGCCGCTCTCGGGCTTCATGATGACCGAGATCGACCTTCTGAAGCGGTCCAGCTTCGCGTGGGTCGACCTCTACGGCATGGACGATGCGCTGATGGCCACGGGCTTCGCAGCCTGGGGCGGCATCTTCTGGCTGGACGGGGTCTGGTACGCCATCGGCGGGGCGAAGGGCGAACGCCCCCACCTGTTGGGCGTCGGCGAGCGCACCGTTTGCCTTGCGCAGGCCGACGACTGGCTGAACACGCACGAGACCGACGAGAGCGCCTTCAAGACCCGCTCCTGGCTGCGCCAGCCGCCGACCGAGAAGCAGCTCCAGTACCTGCCGCCCGAGTGCCGCCATGACTTCGGCCTGACACGCTACCGCGCCTCGGCGCTGATGACCTTCGGCTTCAACAAGCGCGCCATCCGCCAGCTGATCGACAGAGCGGCCAGCCCCGAGCGGAGGGCGGCATGACCCATGTCCACATCCACCCCCATCACGGCCGCGGACCGGCGGCGGCTCTGGCATCCGCGTGGAACGCTCTGTGCTGTCTGCCGGCAACCCACTCGTGGTTTTGGCTGGTTCGATCCGCACCAGTCGAAGCGACCCCGGCCATCGGTCTGGTTCTGCTCGATGCCCTGCCAGTCCTTCTGGACGCGCTTGGCGCGGGAGCGTTTCGCCATGGTTGATCTGACCGAGGAAGAGCGCGCCGCGATCACCGCCACCATGAAACGCGTCGCCCTGCTGATGGACGAGATCGGCTGGGCCACCCAGCTCGGCGAACTGACCGAGGCGCAGGTGCGCGCGCTGATCGAGGAAGCCGTCGAGGGCTTCCGGGAGGCCATGTCCGACATCGCCCGGACGCAGACGCCGGAGGTGCCGTTTTGACCCTCGATTACAATCATCGGCCCAGTTTCGCCGACCGGGTCAACGCCGCCATCGATCGCGCGCTGACCGCCGATCAGGCGATGCGGCCGCCCCGCGACTACCTCGGCGGCTCGCGCCTCGGCCATGCCTGCGAGCGCGCCCTGCAGTTCGAGTTCACGGCGACGCCGAAGGACGAGGGCCAGGACTTCAGCGGCCAGTCGCTGCGCATCTTCGCCATCGGCCACGCGCTCGAGGATCTGGCCGTCGCCTGGCTTCGCGGCGCGGGTTTCGACCTCTACACCCGGAAGGGCAACCGGCCCGATGGCGGCCAGTTCGGGTTCTCGGTCGCGGGCGGGCGCATTCGCGGTCATGTCGACGGCATCATCGCCGCCGGGCCCGAGGGCTTCGGTCTGACCGTTCCCGCGCTCTGGGAATGCAAGACCATGAACGCGAAGAACTGGCGGGCCTGCGTCAAGGATGGCGTGACCATGTCGAAGCCTGTCTACGCCGCCCAGATCGCGGTCTACCAGGCCTACATGGAAGGGACGGTCCCAAGCATCTCGGTCGCGCCCGCGCTCTTCACCGCGATCAACAAGGACACCGCCGAGCTTCACCACGAGCTGGTCGCCTTCGACGCCGATCTCGCGCAGCGCATGTCCGACCGGGGCGTGCGGATCCTGCAGGCGACCGATGCGGGCGAGTTGCTGCCGCGCGTCGCCACCACGGCCGACTTCTTCGAGTGCCGCTTCTGCCCGTGGTCCGAGCGCTGCTGGGGGCTGCCGGCATGAGCGACGACGGCATCCTGCACTTCAACCCGTGGATGGACTTCAACGACGGGCCGCCGTCCGAGAACCCCTTCGGCTGCGATCCCGACCCCGACCAGATCGCCGTCTTCCTCGACACCGTGTTCAGCTGGAGCGAGGGGCTGATCCCGCTCCGCGGCTTCGTCGACAAGGGTCAGGGCCGGGACGGCAAGCCGCACAACATCTGGATCTCGGCCGACGACACCGCGCCGGGAAAGCTCGCGACCTTCGCCGCGTGGGCGAACCGCGAGGGCGCCGCCGTCTATGTCATCCCCGGCACGGTCGAGGAGCAGGGTCAGGCCCGCGCCGCCGATGTGCTGCAGATGCAGGCCATCGTGGTCGATCTCGATGCGGGCGATATCCCGGCCAAGCTCGACCATGTCACGCGCCATCTCGGCCCGCCCACGCTGATCATCGAAAGCGGCGGGCGGACGCCCGAAGGTGCGGCCAAGCTCCATGTCTGGTGGAAGCTGACCGAACCGGCCGAGGGCGAGGACCTGGTGACGCTCTGCCGGCTGCGCGGCGAGATCGCCGTGAAGGTCGGCGGCGACACGCATTTCCGCTCGGCGCACCAGCCGATCCGGGTGCCAGGCACCGTCTATCACAAGCACGGCCATCAACGCCTCGTGCAGATCCGCGAACAGCGCGACGTCGAAGTGGACCTTGCGGACTTCGCCGAGAAGGTCGCCGAGATGCCGCCGCTGCCCGGTGTGGGCTTCGCCAGCGACGTTGCCGCATCAACCTCGAAGCCGGGCATCGACGCGGTGCTTACCACGCCGGTGCGCGAAGGCGCAGTGGACGACTGGTCCCGCTTCCAGGGGGCCAGCGCCGCCATCGGCCATTACGTGCGCCTGGTGCACGAGGGCCGCCTCGACCCCTTCGCAGGCTGGGAAGCGATCTGCGGCTACAACGCCGCCATGCTGCGCCCGTCCTGGCCGCTCGATCGGCTGATGGCCGAGTCAGAACGCCTCTGGGAGCTGCATGTGAAGCGCAACGGTCCGCCGCTCCTGCGCGCAGCGCACGCCGATGCCCCGGCCAGCCCATTACCGACCTTCAGCCTCGGCTCGCTGCTCGACGACACGAGCCCGATGCCCGAGGACATCATCGGGCCGCGCGTGCTGACGCCGGGCGGACTCCTGGTGCTGGGCGGCGCGCCCAAGGTCGGCAAGAGCGACTTCCTGATCTCCTGGCTCGTGCACATGGCCGCTGGCGTGCCGTTCCTCGGCTTCACGCCGCCCCGG